CGGTTCGACTCCGGGACGCGCCTCCAATTTACACCCTGCCCGGGTGGTGAAATCGGTAGACACAAGGGATTTAAAATCCCTCGGCTTATGGCTGTGCGGGTTCAAGTCCCGCCCCGGGCACCATATTTCAAGCTGTTAAAAACCAAACAAAATCAAAGCAATATGCAGTAATGTCGTAACCGCCTAAGGGCGGTTTTTTTGTGCCTACTGCTTTTTTCCTAATATCGTTTCCTAATATCAGACGCTCTTTTTCTGTCCACCGACAACCGGAACTACAACGATCTTACGGTCATATGCTGCTGTTTGTTCGACGTTCTTATGCCCAGTGATGGCTCTCTTCTCATAAAGATCACCCTCAAGGTCAGACACACCTTTTGCTTTCAGATCGTGGAAGGTGAAATCGAAAAGCAGTTCTGGAAATTTAATTCGAGCCTCTTCACGCGCTGCACTCCAGCGGCTATTAAACCCATCGCGCGTATATCCCGATCCGTTCGGCTGGTGGATGATGAATATACTGCTCATGCCCGGCTTAAGGTTTAGCTCTCCCGCCATGTTAATTACAGCAGTTAGGCGAGAGGACCAGCCTTTGATTTGCGCTACGCTTGTTTTGCTCTGCTTTATCAAAATACCTTCTTCCATTATCTGGCTCTTTTTCATGGAAAGGACATCAGCCTGCCTGGCACAGCATAAATAGGCCAACTCCATTGCCACCTTCACAATATCTGGCGCACACGAATACAGTGCCTGATATTCCGCATCTGTGACGTAGCGGTCACGAGACTCCTCTTTGAACTTCTTAACGCCCTTTGTAGGATTCCCCTTCACCATTCCGCGCTCATATCCCCAGCGATACATACGGGACATAAATGCCTTCTCACGGTTAGCCTGGACGCGGCTTTTCAATCCTCGCTTGTCCATGTACTTTCTGACGTGCTCTGGCTTGATTGCATCAGAAGGCATGGCACCAAAGACAGATAAAACATTTTTAGAATACTTGAGGTAGTCCTTCTGTGTTTCCCGCGCCAACTCAAAGAAATCTGCGGACTTGAAGAAACGGTCAGCCAGAGATGCTAGTAGTTTGTCGTCGGGTATTTCGTTGATCAACGCTTCATACGCAGCCCATACTTTAGACTGCACGGCATCAAGGCTGCATAGGCGAATAGCGCCGCCATTCTTAGGGTGGAACTCGTAAGCTGAACGGCCGCGATAAACACGCGGCGGCATCCATGCATCTTCAGTATTTTTTCTTGTTCTAGCCATTAATCTAACGCGCCGAAGTTTGGTTCATGGTTTTCCTGTTCAGCAACTTTGCGATGTGTAATTGGGTCATTAAAGTGCTGCCAGGTCGTTCTTGGTCTGCCGTCACGCCGAACCACAAAAAATATGCCTGCTTGCTTTAAGCAATGGCACTGCTTTGACGGAATCTTGTAGCCTGTGATTTTCTCGATATCAGCATCAGAAATTATGTCGTTTTGCATCAGCACATCTCCTCCACGCGTTACCTGCTGCAACAGGTTTGATTGCTGTGACATGTCACAGCATTAATTTGGTTTCATGCCAGCCGCGATTAGCCCAACATGCTGCTTCGCCTTTGCATGGGCAATCCCTAACCGGCAATCGATCACCACACTTACCGCACTTACGCTTGCTGATTATCCGAAATCTCGAACGCACACGCGCATCATCCTGGCGAATCAGCAGCGCGATGTACTCAGCTGCATCATAGGGTTCGCGACCGGGGCGACGAGCGGCGCAGTTGTGCGCCAGCATCGCTAATTCCTGACTATCCAGAACAAGCTCCAGTTTCTGCACACCGGCAGCGGCCTGACGTTCGCGCTGGTCCTTTTTGCGTTCTGCGGGAGACTTAGGCATTTTGACCCCTAACAATTACTGCTCGAGAATCACGCCATGCTGAGTAAGAACGGCCAGCAATGTTTATGCGCTGCAGCTTTAACTGTTGGCGCGGCGACTTCATATTGAGATAATCAAAGCCGGTGCGGCCCAGCTTATGAAGTTTGAACATGGACACCCTCCACGCGCTTAAACTCTATTACCCACACCCACGGGTTAGCCTGCCAGCTTTCCTCTCCGAATATGGACTGCCACAACGCGGCGAACTTGGGTTTTTTGTAATCGCGTAGAAATGGGCTGCCTAAACCTTCCGCTGCACAATCAGCCTCACTGATATCCTGCAACCGCTCCACACGAACTCCGGTAATCTCCAGCGTTATGCGGGAAGCCCAGCGCGGCATGTGGATGGATGGGCGCCAGCGAATGCTTTCAACTGGCGGCACGTTTTCGTAATGCGATGGCACATGTGCAGGGTAATTGGCGCGGTAAAGCTGCAGCTCTGGCGCATTCCCGCCAGCCTCAGCCCACGTCTCACGCACCCACAGGCGATCACCTACTGCACCGAACGGGCAGCACATACTGAAATACTCGTGTGCATCAGGAAGCGGGCCATTACCCGGCGTAAAATCAGAAACATAAATCATGCTGCGCGTCTTGTTGCATCGGAAGTAGAAATCACCTTCTCGAGTTTCATGTGGCATAGGCTGATTCTTCATGATTCGGCGCGTCTGCGTCTTTCTGCCGTCCAGAACCGCACGAACCATTTCGGCGTTAAAGATGATTGCACGCTCTTTCATGAAACCACCTTCAGCGTTACCGGACGTGAGCGGAGTAAATCCATTTCCAGCTGCGAAATGATGTTCACTGCATGAGATATACCAAGCTGGTGGTTATTCCCAAGCGTCGACACAGCCCGGCGAGCTTCACCAAACGCTTCACCACGCAAAGTACGAATCCACTGATCGGACGCTGGTGTTGCGAGGGCAACATTCATGTCATCGATAAGATTCAGGTGCTCACCAGTGCTCTGAAGCGCTCTGATTGCATCCGGCAGTACGCTGTTCATGCGCAGCACTTCAGCAGCCATGAGGTTGCCCCGGACGTTAGCAACGTCGAGGCGGGAAGCAAGGTCACTGACCAGCTTTGCAATTTCCAGCAGCGGCGTGTCGGCCCCGATGGATTTAGCAAACAGATGGGAGGCAGCAACCACTTCTTTGTTTGATTTTTGGTTAGTCATGCTGGTGGACCTCAGTGAACGGTACGGCTTGCGCTGTTAAGGCGCTCGGCAGCTGCCTGCGCTGCGATCGGATTACTGATCACTGAGCCGTCCGGCATAATCCAGCCGGCTAAAATGATGCTGTAGGGCAGGGTGACGATGCCCACGGTGATATGGTCTTTAGGATGCTGCATAATTCCTCCACGCTTTTTGGTTGCAAGAATCCCTTGCCATTGCTGGCAATAAATCACTGAGGGATTCATTTAATTGGCTGACAGGTTCTGCAAAACCTGTAGCCTCGTTACTCCACGTTGAAAGGTATTGCGGTGCCGGGTGCCTCCCGGTGCTCTGGACGAACTGGCAAGAGCCAGAGCGGTATTAGACTTTGAGCACCAACCGATCGCGTCATTGTTGGTGCCAGTTCTCCACGAGCGCATAGCCGTATTCACCACAACGAGAAGGACACTTAATCCACGTCTCTAAAGCGTTCGGAAACACCCGCTTCATAAATGCCCTTGTCGTTGTGAAAAAGTGGCGGTTAAACCGGTCGAACACCATCTTCCCTCTCCTGAAAGGTTGAAAGCCCCGGAGAAACCGCCCAAACACTCAAAACACAGCCTTGTATTCCACTTCTACTTCACAGCATTCGAACGTCATGACACCGGTATCTGCATCACAGATGAGTTCGGCATCAGGGAAGAGGTACAGGAAGGTGATCAAGTCCCGTAAGCTGGTGTTGGCCATGTGCTTAATCATCTTCACTGCGACAACCTCATGTATACATCCGATAGGCTAAATATACTTGTGAGTATATTGAGTGTAAATACTCAAAGGTAAATAAATTGTACGCGCGGGTATATGGATATGAATCAAAAGAGAATTTATTTACTGGCGAGAAATTACGGGCATAAAAAACCCGGTTAAGACCGGGTTAGAGGGGACTGAAGATGGTTAAGGTAGGTTTGTGACTTTGGCATCCACTACAACACCTATTATTCGACAATTACCGTTAATTTCAGTCATAGGGTACTGAGGATTCAAAGGCTTAAGAAATTTTCGACCTGCATCAATGACCAATTTCTTAAAGGTGGCCTCATTCTCGCTATCGAGCTTTGCGACAACGAGCTTGCCATTTCTGGCTTCAACCTCTGGATCAATCAGAATTGCCATGCCTTCGGGGATACTGAGCCCAGCCGGTGCTGTCATCGAATCCCCCTTAACGTCCAGCCAGAATGAGCTTTCAGAGCAATCAACAGTTGTTTCATACCACCGGTCGATACTTTTGCGGTGATAGGGTTCTACAGCTTCCATCCATTGTCCTGCACTAACCCAGCTGATCACTGGAAAATTTCCCTTGGGCTCGTTCGGGCCTATATAGGCCACATTTGAATCTTTAGTGTTTCCTAAACCATCCAACCAACCACGACTCAAGCCTAAAGAGTCTTCGATTTGGCGTGCAGATTGCTCGCCAATATTGCGCTTATTCGCCTTACCTGAAGGGTAAAGCATTCGAGAAACGACGGTAGCATCAAGGCCAGCTGCCTCTGCGAACTTCCGCTGTGTTTCATATCCATCAACCAGCTCTTGAAGCTTAAGTCGGCGGATTTCGTAAATGTCATGGCTTGGTTCAGTTTTCATACCCGGATCATACGAGAAATTACTCTCAGGTAAATGACTCTCAGGTATTGAATAAAATATACTTGTAGGTATACTCATTTCATCAACCACAGGAGGCTTCATGGAAACGTTACGAACGTATCTGAATGGCCTTGCGCTGGGTAAGCAACGGGACTTCGCTGCAACTTGCGAAACTTCACTTGAATACCTCCGTAAGGCAATTAGTAAGGGTCAAAAGTTAGGTCCGGCGTTATCAGTTCTCATTGAGATTAACTCAGCCGGCGCAGTTAGTAGAAAAGACCTTCATCCCGATGACTGGATGAAAATCTGGCCCGAATTGAATTCTAAAGCGACCGCCGCTTAGCGGTAACTACAACAGGAAGAATGAAATGGTAGACACCATAAACACAGCAATTCGCCTGATGTGCAAAGCACACCCACACGGTCGCCTGGGTATGGCTGCTGACATAGGCATGACCATCGATCAATTTCACAACCATCTGTACCGCAAGTGCGGTAGTCGCTTCTTCTCTCTGGATGAACTCCAGCAGATGGAAGACTTATCACGAAGCACTTACCTGGCTGAGTTCTTCGCTAACCGCAAAGGTTTAACGCTGGTGGACGTATCAACTGTTGAGAAGGTGGACAAGGTTGATCTGTATGACATCGAGCTACGCAACAAAGCAACCGCCGGCAAGCTAGCCATCGCCAAGCAGGAAGCTGTAGCCGATGGCGTGATTGACCAGAAAGAGCTCAAAACGCTGTCAGGTTTGTTCCAGCAAAAGATGCGTGGCCAGATTCATGGCTTTCTTGGCTTCCTCGCTTTGTACGGCGTTGGCGTGACAGAGCATTCGGTAGACATGTTCATGTCCAACCGCAAAGCGGAAGTGGGCATGCAGATTCAGCCACAGGAATTATGAGATGGGTAAAGCAGAAAGGTTGAACGCTCCAGTTTGCAGACCGGAGCGTTCGGCATCGTCAAATCAACTTGCGTGGAGAAGTAACGACATGAACAGCTTAATTCAAACAAGACCTTCAGTGCAATTCCGCTGCCGCGTGGAGGCTGGTCAGTTGCGGTATGAGCAGATAGTACGCGTTGAGGGCGAAGTGGACAACTACCAGCCAGCGGCATCAGTGGTAGTTCAGAATGCGTGGAATGAATTTTACCGCAAACCGGAGGCTGACAAGTGCGAGAGCTTAACCGCTGGTTCAGAGATCGTCGCGGTATCCCCGTTCGAGTTGTCCGCTGGGAGCCAGAGTCAGGCCGCGTTATCTACCTCCGCGAGAATTATGAGCATGGTGAGTGCTTCTGCCCATTACACCAGTTTAAACGCGATTTCAGGGAATTAGAGGCACCACATGAGCTTACTTCTGAAAGTGAAACCGCTGGTTGTTAGCCCTGTGCTTGCGTGCCGCATCGGCCTGAACGAAGCGATCGTGCTTCAGCAGATTTGCTACTGGCTGGAAGACACCACATCCGGTATTGAACACGATGGCCGCCGCTGGGTTTACAACACCATTGAAGACTGGAATGAGCAGTTCCCATGGTGGTCATCTGACACGGTTAAACGCGCTCTGACTTCGCTGAAAAAGAGCGGGCTTATCTACGTCGAGCAGTTAAAAAAGACGCAGCACGACCGGACTAATTTTTACTCGATTAACCATGCAAACCCACTGTTGACCGATGAGGGCAAATTGCACTCATCGAAGAGTGCAAATTGCACTCATCGAGAAGGGCAAGCTGCACCAATCGATGAGGGCAAATTAAACCCATCGATGGGGGCAAATTGCACTCGTCTTACAGAGAATACAACAGAGATTACTACAGAGATTACAGCAAAAGACCCTTGTCCGGTTTCTGCGAAACCCGACGCCGAAAGTGAGCCTAATCAGGATGCTTTCAGGGTATTGGATCACCTGAACCGCGCTGCTGGTCTGCGTTATCAGAAATCTCGCTCATCACTCGGACCGATTCGCGGGCGTTTGGCTGAGGATTTCACTGCTGATGAGCTGATTCTCACAGTGGATTACACGATCGCCAAATGGGCTGATGACGCCAAGATGCGTGATTTCGTTCGCCCGGAAACGATTTTCCGTCCCGGCAAGTTTCCTGGCTACCTGAGTTCGGCGCAGAAGTGGGACAAGGCAGGGCGTCCGCCGTGTATCAACGGCAAGTGGCAGCGCGATGTTATGCACGTGCCGAGTGCTGATTACGAAATTCCTGACGGCTTCCGGGGGTAACGATGAAAACTGAAACGTTGATTCTTACGCATTTGGTGGCATTTCCCGGCCAGACACCGGCGCAGATTGCCAGAGCAATTGGTCGCCTCCGCAGCACCGTAGTTTCTGCATTGCAATTGATGAGCGCTGTTGGTGACGTCTGGAGCGATGCCGAAGCGCGTTACTTCACAGCAGAACCGGCTGGCGAAGGCGACGAAAAATACATTGCCCTCTGCGACAAGGCTTACAGCCTGCAGGAACGCAACTGGTGGAACCGCGCCGCAAATGTCTGGCAGCTAGCGCAGCAGTCAACACGCAAAGTTGGTCTCCGCGAGAAAGCGAGAATTCGCGCAAACATGTGCGTGGCGAAGGCAAAAGATCGCGACCCGAAACCAGCGCCCGATCCGTTTGGTAACCGTGGGAGCTTCCGCCGATGAAAGCAGCCATCAAAGCGCACTACTGGCGCAACGAAGATTACTACCGCGGAATTCGCATGGCGGTCCTGATGATTACCGGTTTAGTTATTGCCCTCGTATGGGAGTTGAAAACAGCATGAGCAATTTGCTTCAGGTTTACAAAAACAAAGACGACAACGAAACCGACATCACGGTACGTAAAACTTACCTGCTGGGTGTTAGTGAGCTGTATATCGAACCTGGTTACAACGTTCGCGACATCGATCAGGCTCATGTCGAAGAATTCCGCGATGCGTACATTGCCGGTGAGAATGTTCCACCTCTGACAGTTCAGGTGACAAAACAGGGTGTGAAGGTTATCGACGGTCACCACCGCTGGCACGGCGCGAAGCTGGCGCAGGAAGCAGGGTATGGAATCCGCCTGGAGTGCAAAGACTTCGTGGGCAATGAAGCCGAGCGTATCGCCTTCATGGTTACGAGTAGTCAGGGCCGCGCGCTGGAGCCGCTGGAACGCGCTGCAGCCTACCAGCGCCTGATTAATCAGGGATGGGAACCGGCAGAAATCGCGAAGAAAGTTAAACGCTCACCGTCGGACATCGATCAGCACCTCGCATTGCTGGCTAGTGGTGATGAACTGATTGGCATGGTGAAGCGTAACGAAGTCGCCGCAACTACCGCCGTTGCTCTTTCGCGAGAGCATGGTGCCAAAGCAGGGACTATTGCCGCAGAAGGTCTGGCAAAGGCCAAAGCCAGCGGCAAGAAGAAACTGACCCGCGCCGCAGCGATGCCGCAATTCAGCCCCACTAAGATGCGCAAACTGGTGGAGTTGATTTCAAAAAACTGTGAAGCGGAACTGGTTGAGGAAACCTTCGCCATCAGCCTCGACTTTGAAACAGACCTTCAGGCGCTGGAAGCTATGGCAATCATCAAAGAAGCCAAAGCTCATTATCTGAATGGGGAGGGCGCGTAATGCCTTACCAGCTCATCTATGCCGATCCACCTTGGCCTTACAACAACAGCATCAGCAACGGTGCAGCCACTGACCACTATCAGACCATGTCTATGGCTGACCTTAAGCGCCTGCCCGTGTGGGCGCTGGGGGAAGAAAATTCGGTACTGGCTATGTGGTACACCGGCACTCACAACCAGGAGGCTCGCGAACTGGCTGAAGCATGGGGCTATCGCGTCCGCACCATGAAGGGCTTTACTTGGGTGAAGATGAACCAGCGCGCAGAAGAACGATTCAACCGCGCGCTGACCGAGCAGACCATTCACGATTTCACCGACCTGCTGGACATGCTGAACGCAGAGTCCCGCATGAACGGCGGAAACCACACCCGAAGCAACACAGAGGATGTGCTGATTGCCACTCGCGGAACCGGTCTGGAACGCGCCAGCGCATCGGTTAAGCAGGTTGTGTATTCATGCCTGGGCGAACACAGCGCGAAGCCGTGGGAAGTGAGAAACCGTCTGGAGCAACTTTATGGTGACGTGTCACGCATTGAACTGTTTGCGCGTACCGCCGCCGAGGGCTGGGATTGCTGGGGCAATCAGTGTGACAGCAGCGTGCAACTGATCGCCGGGAGGGTGGCATGAACAATTTAATTGCTGAGAAGTGCAGAGAGCAGTTTGAGTATTGGGCTAAATCATTTAGTCAGGAACCTGATTTAACCAGAGCGAATGGTGGAGCAAACTATGCAAATAGTGAAATTGATGTTGCCTGGTTAGCGTGGAAGGCATCACGGCAAGCCATTGAGATTGCGCTGCCAGTACTGGAGCAGCAGGAAGCCCCAACAGACACCTACCAGCAGATTGAAAATGATGGCTGGATTGAGTGGGGAGGCGGGAATTGTCCCGTGCCAAGAGATTTGAAAGTAGAAGTGCGCGCCAGAAACGACCAGAGATCAATATGGGATAAACCACATCTCTGGGACTGGTCTCACACGGACAATGGATCAGACATTATCGCGTATCGGGTGATCGACAATGATGGGAAGGGTCAAAAATGAGCGACGATATCCAGCGGCCTCATGATAGCGATAACGTTTTGAAGTTCGCTAAAAACAAAAGCGCCGGCGATGAATGCCGGAATAAATGGATTCCGGGAACTAACGCCAACGGGACTGATTATTCCACGCTAACCGATGAAGAAATATCTTTGCGCGTTGGCAAATTAATTAGCCCGGATGGAATGTCCATTATTGGTGCAAGTGGGAAGGTATTCATTCATGAATACGGCACGCCTGTTGGGGGATATGGGCAAATGTGCCTTGGGTGGATGGAGTTTGACCCCTGCAACCTCTGGCAAGACGCTGGGCCAATAATCGCGAAGTACGGCATCGGGCTGATGCCATTCAAAAACGAATTACCCAAAGCGTGGGATTTATCAACAGGTCTACTTGGCAACAGAGAATACAGCCACGAAAACTTGTTACGCGCTGCAATGATCGTTTTCCTGATGAAGCAGGAGGCTAAATGAATTCGGCAGAAACCATACTTGGGGCGCTTATTTTTACTGCTTTCTACTTTTTCGTTGCCGGGTTAGTGGCTGAGCACAGCTGCTCCAATAAGCACAAGGACATCAGCAGCCCAATCCCGTCGCTTCTTAGAGGCTTGCTGTGGCCGCTGGTGGCGTTTAAATACGTGCTGCTTATGTCGTGGGGTGCGCTGTGAAATTAACACTGCCATTTCCTCCAAGCGTTAACACTTACTGGAGAAACACCCGTAAGGGAGTATTGATCAGCGCCTCCGGGCGCTCTTTCCGATCCAATGCTATTGCAGCGGTATACCAGCAACTAAAGCGCCGCCCAAAGCCGATTACAGTGAATGTTGCTGTAACCGTGATGCTGTACCCGCCAGACAAGCGCCAGCGCGATTTGGACAACTACCTGAAAGCGGCATTCGATAGCCTGACACATGCTGGCGTATGGGTGGATGACAAGCAGATTCAGCGGTTGATAGTCGAATGGGGGCCAATTACGAAGGGTGGCAAATCCGAGGTGACGATCAGCGAATATCAGGCGGTGGCCGCATGAGGGCAATACTCACACCTGACGTTGCTATCAACACCGGTATTGTTTTGCTTAAGCCGGGGCGCGACCTGATACCAATGTTCCGTGAGCGCGTGTTGGTCTGCACAATGCCGCGTGACATGTCACACCTTCCATCGGGCTTAATTAACGACAGTAGCCAGCCATTACTGGATGAACCAACCCTTAAACCATTCTTCGCTGATGAACGTGTGATCGCCGCTGCTGGTGGCTGGGAAGTTCATGAGGCATGGGTGCAAAAAATCAGTGCATGTCAGTATCAGGAAAAAGACTCCTATCACCATCAGCATTACACCACTTTGCGTACCGACTCTGGCACACTTTGCCTGTGTTATTCCTGTGACAATTACTGTCGTTCAAATGGCATGCCTGGTATTCTGGAAGCTGTCGCAGCAGGCAATCTGGCACGGTGGATTATTGAATCGGCATGCCTTCAGATGGGATTGGGGCCGGACCATCAGATGACTCTGCCAGAGCTGTGCTGGTGGGCATGCGTCAAAGACGTTATTGACCTGATTCCAGAGTCTCACGCTCGCAGCGTTCTGCGCATGCCCAAGCCTTTGTCAGATACTGGTCCAATGCCAGAGGCACTGATTAACCCCTTGCCGTCGGCGCAACAACTGATTCAGGAAGCGGCAGATTCAGTTAAACAGATTTTGACCATCAGTATCGATCCGGAATCACCGCAGTCATACATGGCGCGTCCAAAGCGGTTGCGCTGGAGCAACGAGAAGTACACACGGTGGGTTAAGACACAGCCATGCGCATGCTGCAGAAAGCCAGCAGACGACCCACATCACATCATTGGGCATGGTCAGGGGGGAATGGGAACGAAGGCGCATGATTTATTTGTGATACCGCTTTGCAGGGCGCATCACGATGAACTGCACCGGGACATGAGGGCATTTGAAGAAAAATACGGCAGTCAGTTAGAGCTGCTTGTGAGATTCCTCGATCACTCGATTGCAGTCGGCGTGATCGGGTAAATTAAAAAGCGTGGAGGATAACAAATGCGTGATATTCAATTAGTACTTGAGCGCTGGGGCGCTTGGGTATCAAGCAACAAAGAAGAAGTTTACTGGTCATCAATCGCGGCCGGTTTCAGTGGTTTAATTCCTTCAAAAGTACAATCCCGCCAGTCATGTTGTGACGATGACGCGATGGTGCTGTGCAGCTGCATAGCCAAATTAAACAAGAACAATGAAGACCTGCATGATCTGCTGTTCGACTATTACGTATTTGGGAAAACCTTTATGGAGCTGGCAAGAAAGCATCAATGCTCTGATGGCCATATCGGTAAAAAGCTCCAGAAAGCGGAAGGCGTTGTTGATGGGATGCTGATGATGCTGGATATACCGCTGCAGATGGACCGTTATGTTCAGCGTGAGGATTTTAGAGCAAGCGCGTAAAAAGTATTTACGTACGTAAAAAGCCTGATAATCTGATAAGGCTCGTTACTACGCAGTACTTCTTATTCTTCAAGATTCAGTTGCATAATCTGTGAGTGACATAAACGCCCGAGGCTTTACCAGCTGTCGGGCGTTTTTATTTGCACGTAATAAATTAACCCTGTGGCTGACGGGCCAGGTAACTATCGCGGAATGCGTCAGGGTTCATATTTTAGAGGGTCGCCATAGAGCGGCCTTCTTTCGTTTTTGCGCCCGCCAATCACTGTTATCCGAAATTTTCACGCCGTGGCGGTGCGCAATTTTTTATTTTCGAGACTACCGACGGCACCGACCTATTGGGAGGTGAGGATGAAACGTATGCCAGATAAAGACATGGGCTTCTGGGCAAGCCTGCTGGCCTGGCTATATGCCCACAAAAACGAATCGGGGTATGCAGCTCTTGCCGGAGTGATGGCGCTACTTCGCGCCACTTACGTCGGCGTAGACACATGGCCGAGACGTTTACTTGATGCGGCTATGTGCAGCGTGTTTGCGTTCTTCCTGCAGCCAACGCTCCAGATTCTTGGGTCAGCCCTGAACTGGAATATCAACGACGACGTAACGCGCGTTGCGGCTGTGTTCCTTGGTTTTCTCGGCGTGGACTGGCTTTCGTCCAAGCTGCGCAAATTCATTGATAAGCGTATAGGGGATGACAATGCTGACGCCCACTAATTTCCAGCGTGCTACCGGCGTATCTGATGCGCTGCGCGACAAGTGGTTTCCCCGTATCGCTGCCAGCATGAGTTCATTTGGCATCAATACCCCATTACGACAGGCGCACTTTCTGGCGCAGGTAGGACATGAGTCAGCCGGTTTCACGAAAGTGGAAGAAGGGTTGAACTACAGCGAGAACGCGCTTACTGCAATGTTTGGAAAACGCATCACAGCTGCACAGGCTAAAGCCTATGGACGCAACGCTGAGCATGCAGCCAATCAGAAGATGATCGCCAATATCATTTACGCGAACCGCAATGGCAATGGTGACGTTGCTTCTGGTGATGGGTACCGCTATCGCGGGCGTGGGCTGATTCAGATTACCGGTAAGGCGAACTACTCAGCCCTGTCCGGCCAACTGAGCGCTGATGTAGTGGCAAACCCTGACCTGCTGACTGAAAACCTTCAGGCGGCGATGTCAGCAGCTGCATGGTGGAAGAATCACGGCTTAAACGAACTGGCAGACCTTGATGATGTTACCCGCATCACCAAAGTCATTAACGGTGGCACTAACGGTCTGGACGACAGGAAATCCCGCTTACTAAAAGCTAAGGGGATTCTATGTTCAACGTAATCGGCTTTATCCGAAACTATTCGCACGTAATCATTATTGGTCTTATCTGCATTTGTCTCTGGGGGCTGAATGCCCGCAACTCACAGCTGACGGCTACCAACGAGCGGCTGGAGCAACTGGCAAACAGCAAAGACAGCCAGATAAACGATCTGCGCTCCAAGAACGACGACTTAGCCGCCAGCGTCAATGACCTGGTAAAGGCTGTTAACAAGCAAAATGCGGTGATGAGTCAGGTGGCAGAACAACGCGCGGTGACGGCACAGCAGAACAGGAAATTACAGAATGAGATTAAGCGCTATCTGGAAGCGGATAAAAGCGCTGCTGCTCCTGTCAATAGTCGCGCTGTTGAGCGGTTGCGGGACGCGGCAAAGTCAGCCAGTGGAGTACCGGACAATCAGCCAGCCACGGTTAAACCTGCCAGTGGAACTGACAAGCCCGTTACAGGCACCGGCTCCCGGTGAAACGATGACCTATGGCGAGTCAGTAGAGCTGAACGTTTCGCTATATGGCGTGATTGAGCAGTGCAACATTGATCGCGCTGCAATCCGCAAAATTGAATCCTCCGACAAGGGATAACGGTTAGCCACGCTGTGAAGCGCTGAGACACTGTGAGATTAATTCGCTTCACTAGGAATAATCTTAACGATACTGTGTGCTCTCCACTTATGGATAGGAGGACACATGTTTAAAGATTATTTTTTACACGACAATGGCACTGAAGAAGAACTTAAAGAGCGTCATAAGCGTATTATCGCGGTTACAGCAGCCTATGAACTTGCAAAAGCCTCAGCCAGTTCAGCTGGTGGAGATGCTGGTGCTCACAAGCTTAAATTCGATTTGGAACACGCGACTGTAAACATTACAAAGTTAGCTGATGCCATACAGGCTGCGTTAGAAGCTTAATAATAGGCCACCTAATGGTGGCTTTTAATTTTTGTGCTGAAAAACTGCATTCACTGAGTTCACTTTTCAGCATAAACACAATGAATCATCGGTTGGCGATATCGACATTGCCGAGGGTTACTAAAGACTCACTCAACATCGTCTTTAAACCCAGCACCTTTCACGAAAGTGATAGCTATCAAATAGCCTATGCAACATCCTGCTCCAGTAATCATCACTAATGGCAGCGTTGCCCCAGAAAAATACTCACTGGAAACAAAAAGACCTGCTTTCAGGAATCCATAAGCCGTAGCTCCAAATATCAAATACGAAACAACGTAAGTAATAAACCTTTTCACCGGGGAGAACTCCGTGCGCGTCATGATTGATGGTGTTGAGTATAAGCCTGCAGGCACTGGCTTTAATATCGGCGTGGCGATAACCACACATAACCGCCATGAAGTTTTATCGCGCGCTCTTGAGCATCAGCTTAAATATCTTCCCGCCGGTGCGCTGGTGGTTGTGATTGATGACGGTTCTTCTAAACCTGTGGCTGTGCCTGATGGAGTGACTTACCTTCGCAGTGACATGTCACGCGGCATCGTTGCTGCGAAAAATTCCAGCCTCGAAGTGCTAATCAACGCTGGATGTGAGCATCTTTTCCTGTGGGACGATGACGCATGGCCTATCGCTGGTGGATGGGAACAGCCATACATTGAATCACCCGAGCCGCATCTGGCTTACCAATTCCAGGACTTCGCCACCGGCAAGAAGCTGAATGATATTGCCGTGCTCTACCGTGACAATAAGCATGTAGCTTACACCGGCCAGCGTGGCGTTATGTTGTATTACCATCGCAGCGCAATTGAGAAGGTCGGTGGCTTTGATTCCATTTATGAACGCGGCATGTATGAGCACTCCGATTTAGCGCTACGCATTCACAACGCAGGGCTAACGAGCTGGGCGTTTGCTGATGTGGTCGGATCGGAAAAGCTGATTTATTCGCTTGATGAGCATGAGGCGGTGGAGCGCTCGGTACCAAAACCTGACCGTGAAGCGCAGGTTAACCGCAACGTCACCATCCATAACAAGCGCCGGGATGATGGTTACACCGGCTATGCGGAGTTTAGGCTGAAGCAGAACGTGGTGATTACTACGCTACTGACAAGCCAGCCCGACCCGCAGCGCGGCAGCAAAATGGATGCTTCACCTGACATCCTGGATAAGTGGGCAACGTCAGTTAAGGGCAATCACGCGGTTGTCCTTACTGACTCCATAACTTCGGTACGGTTCGGCGTATCCACGGTGAGCGTCCCAGACGTGAAGATGAATGTCTACTTCCGACGTTGGCTGCATATCTGGCAGCACCTTCGCGATCACCCTGAATATCACTTCGTCTGGTGTACCGATGGTACTGACGTTGAGATGCTGCGCGAACCGTGGGCAGAAATGGAGCGGGACAAGATTTACATTGGCTCCGAGCCAAAGACATACGCTGATGTGTGGGCTAAGCAGAACCACCCCGAAGCAATTTATCAGTCGTTCCTCGCTGATCATCAACATGATGTGATGCTTAATGCTGGGTTGCTTGGCGGCTCCCGCGCTGACGTGATGGCATTTTCTCACGGCATCGTCCGGTTGTATTACCAGATTGAATCGCTGCGCTTCTGGCAGAAAGAGAAAGCCGCGGCTGCTGTGGGAGACATGCTCGCATTTGGCATCGTGGCGCATCGATACGCTGACAGGCTGGTGACAGGCCCGCGCATTCACACCGTCTTCAAAACGGATGGCATCGGTAAGGAGTTTGCCTGGTGGAAACACAAATAAAGTTCGCCATCGTAGCGCACGCCTCGCGCTTTGATATGGCGGTATCACTTGCCGACAGCCTTCCCAACTATCAAATCTTTGTGGATCACGAATCGAAAGGTGCGAACGCTAACCACCTTCGGGCATTACGCTGGGCATCGACACAGGATTGTCGGGTAGTGATTCTGGAAGATGATGCACTGCCGGTGCCTGGCTTTACCGATAAGGTTGCTGGATGGCTGGCTCGGTTCCCTGATGACCTTGTGAGCTTTTATCTGGGGACCGGAAGGCCTCCGCAGTATCAGCTTGAGATAGCCACTAAGCTGATCGACTCTGACAAGCGTCAGGCAGACTTCATCACAATCAACCGCTTGATTCACGGCGTGTGCTACAGCGTGCCGCAGTCAAAGCTGCAACAGGTAATCAGCCGCTGGAATCATGGTTCACCTGCTGACTATGCCGTTGGTGATGCATGTGGTGGCGCAGTGGTATACCCATGCTATTCACTCGCAGATCATGCTGATGTTGCTACCGTCGAGCGTCACCCCGACAAAACACCGCGCACAGAACGCCGCCGCGCATGGAGACTTGATGCCGCAAAGAATACCGAGAGCGTGCCGTAAGCATGGCTGCGCCAAGACAACCACCGACCGCTCTGGATACTGTGCTGATCACCTCAATGAAGGTTGGCAGCAGCACCAGAATGGACAGAGCCGCCATCAACGTGGATATGGCAGTGAATGGGACATCAGGCGCGCAAGAATACTGAAGCGAGACAAGCATCTGTGCCAGCAATGCATGAGGGTTGGTCGCGCATCAGCAGCAAAGACTGTTGACCATATCAAAGCTAAGGCTCATGGGGGTACCGATGACGATTGCAACCTTGAGGCCCTTTGCTGGCCTTGTCACAAGAGCAAAACCGCGCGTGAAAGGCTCAAGTAATAATAATTATCATTTAATGGGTGGGGCGGGTCAAAAGTTCAGGGGGTTGGCCCCAAAGGACCGCCGCCTAAGTTTTTTTCACACCGCCGCAGGTTAGAAAACTTTTTTTTGGGTTACCCCAAGCAACGATTAATAGGAGTTTTCGATTATGCCAGGACCGCCGAAAACCCCGACACATCTGGCTTTGGTGAAGGGTAACCCATCGAAACGAGCTTTAAATAAAAATGAGCCAAAACCCCCTACAGGGGTTCCCCCAATTCCTAAGCATTTCGATAAGCAGGGTAAGTACTGGTTTAAACGCATCGCAGATGAGTTAGATGCTATCGGAGTGATCACCCAACTTGATGCAAGAGCGCTTGAGTTGCTGGTTGAATCTTACACCGAGTACCGACACCACTGTGAAACGCTCGACCGTGAAGGCTACACCTACGCGGTATATAGCGAAGAAGAACCTGATGAAGGTAAGGAAAGAGAAATCAGGATGATCAAACCTCACCCCGCCGCAGTTATGAAGGCCGATGCGTGGAAGCGCATCAGGTCAATGCTCGGCGAATTTGGCATGACGCCAGCCAGCCGCACCAAAGTCGGTGCCAAAGGCCCTGCTGAAGTCGATCCTCTGGATGAATTTCTTAAAAAGCGCAAATGATGAATGGCAACTGTTCAGGCTGGGATTCAGTACGCAGAAAGCGTTCTGGCTGGCGAGATCGTTGCTGGCGAACTGGTGCGCCTGGCGTGTCAGCGATTCCTTAATGATTTAGAGCACGGGCCGGAACGCGGTATCTACTTCAGTGAGGACCGCGCTCAGCACATTCTCGACTTCTATAACTTCGTTCCGCACGTAAAAGGTGCGCTGGCTGGCAAGCCGATTGAGCTGATGCCCTGGCACATCTTTATTCTGATAAACCTTTTTGGCTTCATCATTCCGTTAATCGATGAGATTACCGGTGAACAGGTTCTGGATGATGAAGGCGATCCGGTTATGGTTCGCCGATTCCGTACAGCTTATAACGAAGTGGCACGTAAAAACGCCAAATCGACCGTGTCATCTGGTATCGGGCTGTATATGACCGGCGCTGATGGTGAAGGTGGCGCAGAGGTTTATTCAGCGGCTACCACTCGCGATCAGGCCCGTATCGTTTTTGACGATGCAAAAAACATGATTAAGAAAGCGCCCCGTACGCTGGGGCGCTTGTTTGGCCACGTCAAACTGAATATTCATCAGGAAAGGTCCGCATCAAAATTTGAGCCACTTTCAAGTGACGCGAATAACCTCGACGGCCTGAACATTCACTGCGGGATCGTCGATGAGCTGCATGCTCATCGAACACGTGACGTCTGGGACGTACTTGAGACCGCAACCGGGGCGCGACTTCAGTCGCTGCTGTTTGCTATCACCACGGCGGGAACCAACAAAGAAGGCATTTGCTTTGAACAGCGCGACTACGCCATCAAGGTGTTACGCGGTGTAGTGGATGATGACACTTACTTTGCGGTCATCTACACACTGGATGAAGAAGACGATCCCTTTGATGAAGCCAACTGGCCTAAAGCTAACCCCGGTCTGGGCGTCTGCAAGCGCTGGGATGACATGCGCCGCCTGGCGAAAAAAGCCAAAGAGCAGGTTGCCGCGCGCCCAAACTTTTTCACTAAGCATCTGAACATCTGGGTGACGGCAGAAAGTGCCTGGATGGATATGGATCGCTGGTCAAAAATGGCAGGTATTGCAGCTGCAGAAGAGCGCAAAAGCTGGCCTCTCTGGGTTGGCGTTGATTTAGCGAACAAAATCGATATCTGTGCAGCGGTAAAAGTCTGGCGTGACCCAACGGGAAAAACGCATAGCGAGCCGCGATTCTGGCTTCCTGAAGGGCGTATTGATACCGCACCCAACCATATTGCAGAGCTGTACCGCAAATGGGCGGACGCAGGGTATCTGGAGCTGACCGACGGTGATGTGATTGACCATGGCTTTATCAAAGCTGAAATCGTTGAGTGGGTTAAAGGTGAAAGCCTGAAGGAGATTGCTTTCGATCCATGGAGCGCAACGCAATTCAGCCTGGCGCTTGCTGAAGAGGGGTTACCGCTTGTTGAAGTTGCGCAGACGGTTAAAAACCTGTCAGAAGCCATGAAGTCAGTCCAGGCCGAAGTCTATGGCAGTAAAATTCATCACGACGGCAATCCGGTGATGACCTGGATGATGTCGAACATAACCGTCAGACCTGACAAAAACGACAACATCTTTCCGAACAAATCCACGCCTGAAAATAAAATCGACGGGCCGGTCGCATTATTTACTGCCAAGAGCCGAGTGCTGGTTAATGGCGGAAATGACGCTCAAGACCTGAGTGGTTTCTATGAAAACCCAATAATGATAGGTGTCTGATGAAAGCGAATAAACAGCCCGGCAAAGTGAAAAGCGCCTTGCTGAACTGGTTGGGCGTACCGATTGGACTAACGACGGGTACTTTCTGGCAGGAATGGATGGGCATGAGTACCAGCGGCAAAGTCGTTTCAGCTGATAAAGCGATCCGGCTTTCTGCTGTCTGGGCCTGCGTTCGCCTACTCAGCGAGTCAGTTTCAACGCTTCCTCTTAAGATTTATGAGCGACAGCAGGATGGATCACGCAAACCTGCCACCCAGCATCCGGCATATCAGGTGTTGTGTCGCCGTCCCAATGTTGAAATGACGCCATCGCGTTTCATGCTGATGCTGGTGGCGAGTATCTGCCTGAGGGGTAACGGTTTTGTAGAAAAAAAGATGATCGGCAACAAGCTGGTTTCGCTGGTGCCTCTTCTCCCGCAAAACATGGTAGTTAAGCGGCTGGATAACGGATCGCTTGAGTACACCTATACCGAGTCAGATTCAAAGCGCGTCATCCCTGTAAAAAACATAATGCACATTCGCGGTTTCGGTCTGGATGGCGTGTGCGGGATGATGCCCATGATGACAGGGCGTGACGTCATCGGCGCGGCTATGGCAGTGGAAGAGTCCGCTGCCAAGATATTTGAGAATGGGCTGCAAAGCTCGGGGTTCCTTTCTGCTGAAACTGCGCTGGATAAAGATCAGCGTGAAAGGCTGCGTGGTTATATGCAGGCGTTTACCGGGTCGCGTAACGCCGGAAAAATAATGGTGCTTGAGGGCGGGCTGAAGTATCAAAACGTCACCATGAATCCAGAAGCGGCTCAGATGCTTGAGTCGCGTGCTTTCAGCATTGAAGAGATTTGCCGCTGGTTTCGTGTGCCACCCTTTATGGTGGGGCATGCAGACAAGCAAAGTAGCTGGGCATCAAGTGTTGAGGGTATGAACCTTCAGTTTTTAACCAATACGCTGCGACCACTGCTGGTAAATATTGAGCAGGAGATTTCACGTTGCCTTCTGGATGGTGACGAAGACCTGTTTGCAGAATTCTCAGTTGAAGGTCTTCTTCGTGCAGACAGTGCCGGGCGCTCAGCCTATTACACAACGGCGCTGCAGAATGGCTGGATGTCTCGAAATGATGTTCGCCGACTGGAAAACATGCCGCCAATCGAAGGCGGTGACCTGTACACGGTTCAGCTTAACCTGACGCCACTGGAAGACCTTAAGCAAAACAGTCAGGCGGCACAGGCTGCAAGCCTTCTGAAAATTCACAATTACGTTTTCCCAGATATTCCTTTCGAACAATCCCCGCTGAAGAAAGCGGCTTAGGAGTTATTCACATGACACTTAAAAGCCTTCCGGCAGCGCCGGCGGGACGGCCTTCTGCGCTCTCAAATCGGGATTTACCGTCTGCAGCTATGGAGCGCTGGAATGGCGGCATTAAAGCCGCTAAGCCTGACGAAAACAGCATTTCTGTTTTTGATGTGATCGGCTCTGACTATTGGGGCGACGGGGTTACCGCAAGCCGTATCGCTGGCGCGCTGCGCTCAATGAACGGTGCTGATGTCACGGTGAACATCAATTCGCCGGGCGGAGACATGTTTGAAGGCCTTGCCATTTATAACCTCCTTCGTGAATACGAAGGAAAAGTCACGGTGAAGGTGCTGGGTCTGGCAGCATCAGCGGCATCAATTATTGCGATGGCAGGAGATGACATACAGATTGGTCGCGGTGCGTTCCTGATGATCCACAACTGCTGGGTTTATGCCATGGGTAATCGCCACGACCTTGAGCAGATCGCAGCAGACATGGCGCCTTTCGATAAGGCAATGGGTGACATCTACACATATCGCTCAGGAATGAGCGCGGATGATGTAGCAAACATGATGGACAGTGAGACCTACATCGGCGGTAGTGATGCCGTGAATAAAGGCTTCGCAGACCGCCTTCTGTCTGCTGATGAAATCTCTGATGACGATGACAGTCCGGAAACAGCCCTTCGCAAACTTGATGCGCTGCTGGCCAAAACGGATACGCCGCGTTCAGAGCGTCGAAAACTTCTCAAAGCTTTATCAGGCAGCACGCCGGGCGCTGCTGCCGATCCCGAGGGTACGCCGAGCGCTACCGATGATGTAAACCCTGAAAATCTTAAACAACTCCAAGACGCCCTGGCGGCGTTCGGCAAATAAGGAAGCACCATGTCTGAAGTAAATGAAATACTCAAGAAAGTAACGGCCAGCATCGAAGAGGCGAATGGCAAGTTCAGTGCTAAAGCCGAAGAGGCCCTGAAAGAGGCGCGCAAGTCTGGCACGCTCTCTGAAGAAACAAAGGCCGCAGTTGACAAAATGGCTTATGAATTTAATGCGTTGCGTGATGCAGAAAAAACCCTCAAGGCTGCATTGGGTGATCTGGAGCAGCACGTTGCAAATATGCCGCTGCATAATGCGAAAAAAACCGTTGAAACCGTGGGTCAGATTGTTATCAGCAATGAAGCATTGAAAGCGTTTGCCGCCAGCGTTGAAGGTGGTAAGCGTGTGAGCGTGCCGGTCAATGCGGCTCTGCTTTCAACTGACGTCGCGGATGGTGTGGTTGAGCCGCAGCGCCTTCCGGGTATCGATACCGCGCCTAAGCAGCGCCTGTTCATTCGCGACCTAATCGCGCCTGGTCGCACCACTTCACCGGCAATTTTCTGGGTGCAGCAGACCGGCTTCACCAACGCCGCTAAAGTTGTTCCTGAAGGTACCGCTAAGCCATACAGCGATATCAAGTTTGAAACCAAAATCACACCGGTCACAACCATTGCGCACATGTTCAAAGCGTCCAAACAGATTCTGGACGACTTTGCACAGCTTCAGTCCACTGTGGATGCAGAAATGCGCTACGGTCTGAAATACGTCGAAGAGCAGGAAATTCTGTTCGGCGATGGCTCTGGCGCTCATCTGCACGGCATCGTTCCGCAAGCTATTGCATTTGACCCTGCTTTCCAGGTGGCTCAGCAAAACGGCATTGACGATCTTCGTCTTGCTATGCTGCAGGCTCAACTGGCGCGATTCCCGGCATCAGGTCACGTGCTGCACTTCATTGACTGGGCGAAAATCGAGCTGACCAAGGATACGCTGGGCCGCTATATTCTGGCTAACCCTTCAGCATTGACGGGGCCAACTCTGTGGGGCCTGCCGGTGGTAGCGACAGAGGCAGCTCAGTTCCGCGGGAAATTCCTTACCGGTGCGTTTAACGCTGCCGCCCAGCTGTTCGATCGCGAAGATGCGAACGTCGTTATCTCTACCGAGAATGCCGACGACTTCGAGAAAAACATGATCTCGATTCGTTGTGAAGAGCGTCTTGCTCTGGCAGTCAAACGTCCTGAAGCGTTCATCTACGGAAACTTCACCGGCGCTGAAAGCGGTTCTTAATCATGCAGCGGCCTGCGGGCCGCTTTTTTAATGGTGTCACTGATGTCAATAATTGAGCTGGTAACGGTCAGAGAGCACTGCCGCATAGATGAAGATGACACCAGTGAAGATTCATTGCTGGGCATCTACATCGGTGCCGCGAAGCGTTACGTGGAAAAGTGGACCCGCAGAAAGTTGTACGAGACAAACGCCGATCCCGGTTTCGACACTGATGAAGACAGATTGTTGCTGGATGACGATATCAGGACCGCAATGCTTCTGCTGATTGGCCACTGGTTTACTAATCGGGAGGCCGTGAGTGTTGTCGTCAACGCAAGCGAAGTGCCTTTGGCAGTGGAAGCGCTTCTTCAACCACATCGCATTTACGGGCTTTGAGGAGGGCGAGAATGCAGGCTGGACGCTTACGCCATAAAGTCAAAATCCAGAATTTCTCAACCATCCGACTGCCTTCAGGCCAGCCAGACAAAGTCTGGGTTGATGGCATGACGGTATGGGCAGAAGTCAAAGGGATAAGCGGTCGTGAGCTGATGTCAGCTGGTGCTGAAAAGCCGGAAGCTACGATCAGGGTCTGGATTCGTTTTCGAACGGATGTCACGGCTGCATCCCGGCTGGTCTGCATCACAGGTCCATTTAAGGGGAAGGTGCTGGAAGTTAACGGCGAGCCAATTCCTGATGCCAAGGCATGCCAGTTGGAGCTGTTGTGCAAACTGGGAGTTGAAAATTGATATCAACCAATCTCGACTTCTCAGGGCTTAACGAAATTTCTCGTGAGCTGGAATTACTGAGTAAAGCTGAAAATAGGCAGGTGCTACGTCAAGCCGTAAGGGCAGGCGCGGAATTGGTGGCAGAAGAAGTTGAAAACTCTGCACCGGAACTGACGGGAAAGCTAAAGAGAAATATTGTTGTTCTCTTCGGTAAAGGCGCGCAAGGAAAAGCGGTTGCTGGCGTCCATATTCGCGGCGTTAACCCGAATACAGGTAACAGCGATAACTCTATGAAGGCAGCTTCACCAAATAACGCCTTTTACTGGCGATTTGTTGAAGAGGGAACGTCAAAAATGCCAGCCCACCCATTTATACGACCTGCTTATGACAGAAAGCAGGAAGAGGCTGCAGCGGCCGCGTTTGCCGAAATGATCAAAGCGATAGATGGGGTGTTAAGTAAATGACGGAATCCGCAATCTACTCGTTAATTGGCGGGCTTGCTGCTGGTCAGGTTTATCCGTACGTGGCACCGCTCAATGCAGAGGGTGAGCCCTCGGTGAAACCGCCGTGGGTGGTATTCACGATCGTCAGCGAAACATTTGGCGATACGTTATGCGGACCAGCGGAAGAAAACGGTACGCTGCAGGTTGATGTATACGCATTAACCACTGATGAGGCTAGAAACATCAGGGAGCAGGCAGTAAACGCTTTGTCGCCTATCAACTTCTCACAGATGCGAAAAAGAAACGGCTACGAAGCAGACACCGGGTTATACCGGGCCACGCTGGAAATTCAAAGCCAGCAATAATCCAACCCCATCAATCACGACCGGCATCAGCCGGTTTTTTTACGCCTGGAGAAAACATGAGCAGCAAATACGAAGTAACAAAGGGGATGACCTTTGCCGTCTCTGCCGCGCCAGTGACTGCCGAAGATTTTGCGGACTCAGGATTTCCAACTGCCAGCGTTAGCTGGCTGGAAGCCGCTTGTGCCACAAAAGAGATCAGCTACACCGGCGGTCAGAAAGGTGACATTGATGTCACCACGCTCTGCTCTACCGAACAGGAACAGACCAACGGCCTCGCCGCTCCTGCTGAGATGAGTATTACGCGTAACTGGGTCGGTGATGAAGAGGCTCAGCAGGCACTTCAAACCGCCTATGAAAATGATGAGCTGCGCGCGCTGCGCGTTATTTTCGCATCTGGCAACGGTTTTTATGTGCTGGTTGAAGTGCGTCAAAGCTCATGGTCTGCGGCGACATCGTCAGTCGTTGGTGCCACTTACTCGCTTCGCGTTCGTGGTAAACCTAAGAGCATCATTGCTTCAGGTTCATAAGCGGCTCCGGCCGCTTTTCTTTTTCCTGCGATAAAGCAGTAATAGCCCGTTCACCGAGATCATGAAATGTCGAATATCGAAAAAAACACCGCATCAACGGCTTCACTTCGCGCTCTGGCGCTTGCTCCATCGTCAGGGTTTCGCTCAAAAATAATTACCGTGCCTGAGTGGGATGACGCAAAAGTGATGCTGCGTGAGCCATCCGGAGAGGCATGGATGCGCTTTCGCGAAATTATGGGGCTGGAGTTACCTGAAGGTGTTGAAGTGCCAACACTGACACCGCAGGAAACGTTTCTCCGCAACAAAAGCGCCGACGTTGTGATGCTGATTGACGTTTTGCTCGATGAAAGCGGTGCACCTGTTTTCAGTGATGAAGATCAGCAGATTGTTTCCGAAATTTATGGTCCGGTGCACACCCGCCTGCTGAATCAGGCGCTCAAGCTCGGCGTATCGCAGGAAACCGCAGAGGCAAAGTAAAAGAGCCGCTGACTTTCTTCATGATGACTCTGGCGCTGCGTCTGGGGCGAACCCTCAAAGAAATCCGCGAAACCCTCAGCGCCAGCGAACTGAAAATGTGGATCGCCTATGACCGCCTCAGCCCTATAGGTGACTTTCGCGGTGATATTCAGGCTGCGCAAATTTCAGCTGCTGTACTGAATTCGCAGGGCGCTAAAACAACCATTAGCGATCTGCAATTGAAGTGGGGCGAAGCAGAAGAAGAGAAAGAAACCAGCGGCCTTGAAACGTGGATGTCAGGACTTTAATTACCCGCGGCAGCGGGATTTACAGGGTGAACTATGGCAACGCTGCGCGAACTGATTATCAAAATCTCTGCGAATTCCAGCTCTTTCCAGTCTGAAATTGCGCGCGCATCGCGAATGGGTGCCGACTATTACCGGACGATGGAACAGGGCGGACGTCGTGCTGCTGTGGCCGCGCGAGAAAGCCAGCGTGCAATTCAGGAGCTGAACGAGCAGCTGGTTTCCACTAAAGAAACCGCGCTTGAGATGACGGGCGTTTTCGCCGGTGCGTTTGCTGCCGGTCACCTGATTGAACTCGCCGATAACTGGAACGCTGTTAACGCGCGACTCAAGCAGGCTTCGCAGTCCACCAGTGAGTTTGCCACCGTGCAGAAATCACTGATGGATATCAGCCAGCGCACCGGCACCGCTTTCGATGACAACGCCAACCTTTATTCACGCTCGGCTGCGTCTATGCGCGAATTTGGCTACAGCGCGCAGGAAGTACTGAAAGTAACAGAAGCTGTATCTACCGGCCTGAAGCTTTCCGGGGCAAGTGCAGAGGAAAGCAGCTCGGTTATTACGCAGTTCAGCCAGGCACTCGCGCAGGGCGTTTTGCGCGGAGAAGAATTTAACGCCGTAAACGAATCAGGCGATCGCGTTATTCGTGCGCTTGCAGCCGGTATGGGCGTGGCCCGTAAAGACCTGAAGGCAATGGCCGATCAGGGTCAGCTAACCATTGATAAGGTGGTCCCAGCGCTGACGAGCCAGCTAGACAAGCTGCGCGGCGAGTTCTCATCCCTGCCTGAATCGGTCTCAGGCTCGGTCACCAAAGTGCAGAACGCCTTTCAGCAGTGGGTAGGTGAAGCGAATACGACTTCAGGTGTTACCGCGTCACTTTCTGGCGTTCTGGAAGGTGTGGCCAAAAATATCGATTCGGTGGCAACCGTTGCCGGAGCACTGGTCGCGGTGGGAGCGGCCAAATTCTTTGGCGGTATGGCGTCGGGCGCAATCTCTGCCTCTGCCGGTATCGTAACGGCGTATAAGAGCGAAGTTGCACTGACGCAGGCCCAGATTCGTGGCACGCAGATTTCAACTGCACGTGCTCGCGCCGCTGTTTACCGCGCACAGCAGGCGGTAGTAGCAGCGAGAGGAACCGCCACGCAGGAGGCCGCAGAGCGCCGACTGGCAGCAACACAGTCAGTACTGACGCGTAATGTTAACGCTCGCGCTGCCGCTCAGGAGCGACTGAACAGCATTACATCAGTCGGTTCGCGGCTTACCAGCGGCGTTCTGGGTCTGGTTGGCGGCATTCCCGGCCTGCTGATGCTGGGTGCCGGTGCCTGGTACACCATGTATCAGCGACAGGAGCAGGCGCGGGAATCCGCGCGCGCATACATCGAAACGCTGGATGATGTCAGAAAAGCCGCGCCGGGCATGAGCCTGCCTGAAGTTTCGGATACGCAGTCCAAAACCCGCACGTCAATGACCGAGCAGAACCGGCTGATCGATGAACAGGCCACGAAGGTTGATAAGCTTAAAACCCAGATTCAGGGTTATCAGCAGATAATGGCAAGCCCCGGACCTTCCGTCGGTGGCTTTCTCATTAACTATCTGACCAGCGTAAGCGAAGTATCTGCCGGTATGCAGCAGGCCACTTCTGAACTTGCAGTCGAGCAGGCCCGACTTAACCAGATGCAGGAAAAGTCACAGGAAGTTCAGTCTGTGCTGGAGGTGCTTGAAACCCGCCGCGTTGATTTGATCAGGCAGCAGGCCGCTCAGCAAAACACGGCTTATCAGTCGCTGCTGATGATGAACGGACAGCACACGGAATTTAACCGCCTGCTGTCGCTCGGCAATGAACTGCTTGCGACCCGAACCAACCTGGCAAACGCACCTTTCCGAATTCCGTCGGCTCAGCTGACGTCAAAGCAGGCTGATTTGCTGCAAAAGTCGGGGCGTGATAACGAACTGGCAGGACTCTCGGGCGCAGACCGCGTCAGGCGTCAGGCGGAATATTCCGCTGATGATGCAGGGCTGACCAACACGCCTGAATATACCGAGTCCCGGCAGAAATTCATCAGCAACACCGTACAGGCCTGGCAGAAACAGGAAGACCTGAACAAGTCTCTGCGTGAAGGCAAAAAGGCTGTCAGTGAGCAAGGGAAAGAGGAGCGGGCAGCGGCGCAGCAGTCAGAAAACTATGCGCGTAAAATGGCCGACCTCAGCGTTGCCATTGAGGTGCAGAAGGTTCGCGCCACCGAAGGTGAAAAAGCATCTGAACTCTACGCGGCGTCGCATCAGACCGGCGCTAAATGGACGGAAGCGCAACGCAAAGCCATCCGGGATAACTCAGCGGAGCTTGCCACCTGGACGCAGCGCGCTGAAGAAAACGTACGGAAACAGCGTGAGCAAACCGAAGCGCTTAAAGATTTGACCGATGCCGCCCGTAAATACCGGGATGACGCCGCGCAGACTACTGACACCGCAGGCATGAGCGATCGCCAGCGGAGCCGGTACGACGATCAGCAGCAGGTCGAACGGGTCTTCGACAAAACCGACAAAGGCTCTGCTGCTATTGCTGCACGTCAGCAGGCCCTTGATGCGCTCGATAAAAAATATCAGGCGATCGCAGCTTCTGAATCCAGCTGGCTTAACGGTGCTTCGAAAGGCTATGAGAACTGGCTTGAGAGCGCCAGCAACGTCTCTGGCGCGGTATCTTCCGGCGTTACCTCAACGCTTGATAGCGCGATGGATAATATGTCCGCCATGCTGGTCGGTAGCAAAGCTGACTGGAAAAGCTGGGGCGTGTCGGTTCTGCAGACAATAGCCAAAGTCGCGCTGCAGATGGCGCTGGTTAACACAGTGAGCGGAATTTTCGGTTCACTTGCCGGAAGTCTCGGCGGGGCCGCAGTCGGCGCAGCCAGTTCTGGTGCATCAACAACCGGCAGCGTTGGCGCGATGGGCATGCCGACAAGCTATACCGCATATGCAGATGGCGGCTACACCGGCAGCGGCGGTAAGCATGATCCGGCTGGCGTCGTTCACAAGGGTGAGTTTGTTTTCACCAAGGAAGCGACTGAACGCATTGGCGTTGCAAATCTGTACGACATGATGCGCGGTTATGCAAGCGGCGGTTATGTCGGTGAGGTGACGGGAAATCGCCAGTTTTCATCGGGCGTGAACCGGGCAACCGGTAACGGGAATACGGTCATTCAGGTTGATGCTCCCGTCACCATCATGCAGGGTGACGGTCAGGCTCAGGCCGGGGCTACCGGCACAGCCGCAGCCGCAACGCAGATAACAGGAATCGTCCAGCAGACCATCACCGATCGACTGAGAAAAGAGATGTCACCGGGTGGACTTCTCTACAGGAAAGGATAACGCCACATGGCAATTGATACGTTTACCTGGTGCGTTCGCATCGGAGCCAGCGAACAAATCAACAAGTCGGTCTATCAGGCAAAGTTCGGTGATGGTTATGAACAAATTGCTGAGAACGGGATTAATAACGACGCAGAATCATGGACTCTGTCCTGTAACGGTAAGCTTGAAGATATGTCGCAGGTACGGGCATTTCTCAAGCAGCACGTGACCAGGTCATTCTGGTGGATAAATCCGTGGGGTGAAAAAAATCTGTACCGCGTCAAATTTGACTCGATTAATCCCACCTTTCCGAAGAAAGGATTCTGCGACATTGCTTTCACCTTCGAGCAGGCTTTCGGGCCGTAGCCATAAACCTTAACAGGCACTTCGGTGCCTTTTTTTATGGGCGAAATATGAGCTTCACACAGGACATCCAGCAGCTTGAGCCGGGCCAACTGGTTCAGCTCATCGAAATAGACGGCACGGCGTTCGGGATGGAAAACATCCTGCGGTTTCACGCGCACAATATCGCGCCCGAAGGCTGGGCGGCATTTGCTGCGGAAAATCTGCCCGCCATCATCTGGCAGGGCAACCAGTACGATCCTTATCCCTACGAGCTGAAAGGCATGGAGTTGTCGAGTACCGGCTCGCAGCCAACGCCAACGCTTTCCGTTGGCAACGTCGGGAACTACGTCACAGCGCTATGCCTCCAGTTTGAAGATTTGGTTAAAGCGAAGGTGAAAATACACACCACGCTCGCTAAATATCTGGACGCGGCAAACTGGACCGCCGGGAATCCAAGTGCCAGCCCCAGCGACGAGCGCGTGCAGTTGTTTTACGTAAACGCTAAAAATCAGGAAACCCGCGCGCAGGTTGATTTTGAGTTGTGCTCGCCTTTCGACGTTCAAAGCCTGCAGTTGCCCTCGCGGCAAATAACGCCGGTCTGCACCTGGTGCATGCGAGGCTGGTACCGAACCGGCACCGGCTGCGACTACGCCGGGAATAAATACTTCCTCAAAGACGGCACGCCAACCGACAACCCCGGACTTGATGTCTGCGGCGGGAAGCTGAGTGATTGTCGTCTTCGCTTTGGCGCAGAGAACGCGCTTTCTTTTGGCGGATTTCCGGCAGCAAACCTGCAGGGCAAATAACCATGCGTAAAAAAATCATGAACGCCATACGTGAGCACGTAGAGGCGGAATATCCGCGCGAGGCCTGCGGGGTCGTCGTGCAGATTGGGCGTGCTCAGGAGTATGTCCGCTGCCGTAACATTTCGGAAACGCCGAATGAAAGCTTCACGATGGCTGATGATGACCTGCAGGCTGCGGAAGTGCAGGGCGACGTGCTGATGATCATCCACTCGCACCCTGACGTTGTGCAGCTCATCCCCTCTGAAATGGACCGCATCCAGTGCGATCACTCCGGCGTTGAGTGGGGGATCATGTCGTGGCCGGAGGGTGATTTCTGCACCATATCGCCGCGTGGTGAAAGAGAGCTGGCTGGGCGGCAATGGGTGCTGGGTCACGCGGACTGCTGGACCCTCGTAATGGATTACTTTCAGCAGACGCACGGCATCACGCTGGGGAACTGGTCTGTCGATTACGAGTGGTGGATTGATGGCAAAGAAAGTCGCTATGACGACAACTGGCAGGCTGAAGGGTTTATTGAAGTTGAGCCAGCAACCATGAAGCCCGGCGACGTCATCATGATGCGCGTACAGGCTCCCGTAACAAACCACGCTGCCATTTATCTTGGTGACAACATTATGCTTCACCACGGCTTTGGCAATCTCTCCGCGCGCGTTCCCTACGGCAAATATTACCGGGATCGGACCGTGCGCATCGTACGCCATAAGGAGTTATTTGATGCTTAAGAAAATGACGCTTTCAGGTGGCCTGGCTAAAAAGTTTGGCAAGGTTCACCAGTTCCATGTGGCTGATATGCGTGAAATGCTCAGGGCAATGTGCGCATCGGTACCCGGATTCAAAAAGTATGTTTCAAACGCGCACCTCAACGGAGTGCGTTTTGCTTTCTACAGCGGTGGTAAAAACATCGGGCTGGAAGAGTTTGACATGTCCACTGGCGCGACTGAATACCGCATGAGCCAGGTAATCGAAGGCAGAAAGCAGGCGGGCGTTCTGCAAATCGTTATCGGCGCGATTGCACTGGTGGCCGCATTCTTTACCGCGGGTGCGAGTCTCGCCGCATGGGGTGCAGCAATGACTGCCGGGGCGATTGGGGCAACAACCATTTTAACCGGTATCGGCATCAGCATGATGCTGGGTGGCGTAGTCAGCATGTTAACGCCTCAGCCCAGCTATAACATCGGATCGGCATCAAGCACGGACAACCAGCCAAACTATGCATTTGGTGCACCGGTAAACACCGTTGCAATGGGTTACCCCGTGCCGGTTCTTTACGGTCGCCGTGAAATTGGCGGTGCCATCATCAGCGCCGGAATATTCTCCAGCGACCAGCAGTAAGACCTCCTCGCAATTCAGCCACCTCCGGGTGGCTTTTTTTATGGGTGCAATATGCAACTTCTTCAGGGCGCGCGCGTAATTCAGGGATACAAGGGCGGTGGCGGCGGAAGCGCTCACACGCCAGTAGAAGAGCCGGATGACCTGCTTTCTGTTGCGAAGCTAAAGATGCTTCTGGCGATCTCCGAGGGTGAGATTCAGGGCGACCTGACCGCGCAGGAAATCTATATCAATGATACCCCTCTTGCCAATAACAGCGGCGGTTACAACTTTACCGGTGTGTATTGGGATTTTCGCAAGGGAACGCAGGATCAGTCATATATTCAGGGCATGCCCGAGGTAGATAACGAATCTTCCGTTGGTGTTGAGGTGTCCACTACCGCGCCGTGGATTCGTCAGTTCAGCAACCTGTCTCTCGATGCTGTGCGTATCAAGTTGAGTCTGCCGCTACACTACCTGTACAAAGATAATGGCGACATGGTCGGCACGGTGACGCAGTACGCTATTGACCTTTCAACCGATGGCAGCGCTTACGTTCCCGTTGTGAACGGCACCTTCGATGGTAAAACGACATCCGAGTATCAGCGCGATCACCGCATTAATTTGCCTAAAGCCACGACCGGTTGGTCAATCCGCGTGCGCAGGATTACAGCTGACTCTACCTCAACAAAGCTGATGAACGCCTTCAAGGTATTTTCATTCGCCGAAGTGATCGACAGCAAATTACGTTACCCGAACACCGCATTACTGTATGTCGAACTTGATTCAAGCCAGTTCAATGGTAGCGCGCCCAAAATCACCTGTAAGCCGAAAGGCAAACTGATCCGCGTACCGACCACGTATGACCCGATCAGCCGTACCTACAGCGGAACATGGCAGGGTGATTTTAAGCTTGCGTGGACGGACAACCCGGCGTGGATATTTTACGATCTGGTGCTTGATGAGATTTACGGCATGGGCAACCGTGTTGATGCCACGATGATTGATAAGTGGGAGCTGTATTCAATCGCGCAGTACTGCGATCAGATGGTTTCTGATGGCGCTGGTGGCACTGAGCCGCGTTTTACCTGCAATGTGTTCATCCAGAGCCAGCAGGACGCTTACACCGTTTTAAAGGATATTGCGGCTGTATTTCGCGGCATTACCTTCTGGGGCAACGACCAGATTTATGTGAACGCTGATGTCCCACAGGATGATGTTGATTTCGTCTATCACTGCTCGAACGTTATTGACGGCCTGTTCACATATGGCGGCGGCTCTTACAAAAACCGCTACACCTCCTGTCAGGTGAGTTGGTCCGATCCTCAAAACCATTATTCAGATACGGTTGAAGGCGTTTATGAGCCTGATTTAGTTCAGCGCTATGACGTTAACGAAAGCAAGATTACCGCGATTGGCTGCACCTCACAAAGTGAGGCGCACCGACGCGGGCGCTGGGCGATCCTCTCCAACGCTAAAGATGGCACTATTTCCTTCAACGTTGGTCTGGATGGCTTCATTCCGCTGCCGGCTAAAATTATCGGCGTGGCGGATGCCTTCCGCGCCGGTAAACAAAACGGCGGACGAATCAGTGCGGTCAGCGGACTCAGTATCACACTGGACAGGGCAATTGATTACGCTGCCGGTGATCGGCTGGTGCTCAACCTTCCTGACGGCATGGCGCAGACCCGAACAATTTCGTCTGTCAGTGCGGATAAAAAAACGGTACGTGTCAGCACGGCCTACAGCCAGACGCCTGTTGCCGGTGCGGTATGGGCAATAGACAGCGACAATCTTGCAATCCAGTATTTCCGGGTAACGTCTATTTCCTCGAATGACGACGGCACATTCACGGTTGGCGGCGTTCAGCATGACCCGAACAAATACCGCTATATCGATGACGGTGTAAAAATCGACCCGCCGCCGATCACCATCACACCGCCTGGCGTCATGAATAAGCCAGAAAACGTGGTGATTTCTCAGGTTGATTACGTCGAGCAGGGTCTGAACGTTGCCTGCATGCAGGTGACGTGGGACTCGGTGCCAAACGCCATCAGCTACGTTGCGCAGTGGCGCAAGGATAACGGCGACTGGGTAAATGTCGGCCAGCAGAGCGCTAAGGGCTTCACCGTCGCTGGCATCTATGCCGGTATTTATGACGTGCGCGTTCGTGCGGTCAATGCGGTGGACGTTTCATCACCCTGGGGATATGCGCAGTCAACAACACTGTCTGGAAAGGTAGGAAAGCCGGGAACGCCGGTTAGCCTGATTGCGACAACAGATGTCGTTTGGGCCATTAACATACAATGGGGTTTCCCCGCTGGCTCTGGTGATACGGCATATACCGAGATTGAAGTAGCAACCACCCCAGACGGCATGAATCCGCTGTTCCTGGCTAACGTTCCATATCCCGGAGTCAGTTATCAGCATGGGCCTATGCCCGCAGGCATTCGTCGCTGGTACCGCGCGCGCCTGATTGACAAAATAGGCAACAAAGGCGACTGGACCGGGTTTGTCGAAGGTGCCAGCAACACCAATGCGAACGACCTGATCGGTGATTCGTTCCAGGAGTTTATTGAATCCCCAGACGGTCAGGCGCTGCTTGAGCCAATCATCACTGACCCGAAAGCGCTAGCTGAAGAAATCCTTGCCAACTACGACCACGTTGATCAGCAGTGGGCTAACTTCGGTGAGAACTCTGCCGGTATTCTTCAGGCGCAGAAAGTGGCAGCGGACGCTGAAAAATCGGTTGCCGAATTACGCACGGATGTTGTTGCGGAGTTCGATCAGCAGCAGGCGGCTATCTCCGAGAAGATGACAGCCTATACAGATGCGTCCGGCGGCTCAGCAATCTACACGCTGAAGGCAGGTATCAAGTATGGCGGTACCAATTACGATGCCGGTATGTCTGTTGCGGTAACCATAAATGGAACCGATGTTGTCACGCGCTTTGCTGTGAATGCGAATCAGTTTGTAGTGGCGAGCGGCAGCGGCAATAACGTGTTCTCACCATTCATCATCAAAGATGGCCAGGTGTTGATTAATCAGGCTTTCATTGCTGAGGGATGGATAACCAATGCCATGATCGGCAGCTTTATTCAGTCCAACAACTATACAGCTGGTTCGGTTGGATGGAGACTGGACAAAGGCGGAAATTTTGAAAATAACGGCTCAGACAGTTCTGGCCGCATGACCATGACCAATAATCAAATTAGCGTATATGACGCTAGCGGCGTTCTTCGTGTCAGAATGGGGAAATTGAGCTAATGGCATACGGTTTTGGAACATGGGATGCTAATGGAGTCGATAATAATACCGGACTGGTTAAAATTAATGCTCTAGGGGTTATTACGATTGATGCAACCAGTAATTACAACCAATCCTTTTCATTACCTTCAGGGTACTCCTTGGATTATTTATTCCAGCCCAGCGGAGACAGAAGTGGTAATGGAAGGAAGAGGTTGTACACAAGCGGATCAAGCATGATTGTGATTCAGGTATCAAGCTCGGATTATTCGGCTGGTACATTTCCTAATGTCCCTGGAAACATTCTTGTTTTCGTGAGGTGATATGGCGTACGGAGCAATTCTTACAGACTCTGCAGGAGTTCCTTTTTATATCGGCGATACAATGCCTCTAACCCTCCTAGAAAAGCGAGTACTTAATGTTCCCCAAGCGTCAGGGAGCGGAGCATTAATAAATCTTTTCAACAACGATGGAGCGATTAGGTTTATTTTTGCTAATAGCAATGGCGCACAAGGTAACACTTTAAGCACTTGCGAAGCGCTAGAGCTATCTGGCGGAGTTTGGAGTCTACGATGCGCTGGACCAGCAAGAACGGTAAACGTTTATATTTTCGGATATCAATTTCAGCCAGTCCCTGCATGGGGTATTCAAATCAATGATTCTCAGGGTAGATGTATTCTGACAAATGAGACTAAGGTTTTGCGGGATGTCCAGAAGCTAGGTGATGAGGGAGCCGATACAGGATCAGGGCTTAACGCTAACTTCACCCTAGACGGCGAATGGGCGATAGCGCCGGTCTACACCGGAAGCTATATAGGCACGGTCAGCGTAGGTGGTCAGGTATATCCAGTGGTGGCGCAATACGCAAGCAGTGCCAGATTCAACGGTAGCAGTACGCAAATTACTAGCGGCTACATAGGCAACACAAATTCGGGTGGAGGTGGTACAGGAGCGCTTACAAACTACCGTAACCGACTGGTAGCTGTAAATGTGCAGAGATATTGATAATTTTGATCGTGATAAATAATAAATAAATTTGATGGATCCTTGTTTCATAGGTATAAAGTTACGATCTAAACAAGGATGAAAAAATGAATAAAATTCTCCTCATAATTATTACTTCGGTGCTAGTCGGATGTCAGACGCTCCCGCCTCAAAAGTGCGCTGCAAATGCAATTATTGGTGGGCAGGACACAACAGTTTCTATTTACGGTGTCCGAAAGCAAGCTAATCAGACGCAGTACTATGCAGGTAATCCATTTGGCTGGAAGTGGGTAAGCGCCAATAACTTCACAAGCTCGACTTGTGAAAAGCCATAATAGCTTTACGACTAAAGCTGAATCAGCTAAATACCATTTGCTGCTGTGAATCCCCCTATGCGGTGGGGCGACAGTCTATTTCTCTCGAAAGATTGAATACAAACGAGACGCGGACCGACGACTGTAAGGTTCACCGGGAGGCACCCGGCACAGCAGCTCAAATTTAAAGACCCGGCCATTGAGCCGGGTTTTTTATTGCCCGGAGAAAACTATGCCAGCAGGCACTATTGCTTTAACTAATTATTCAGCAACCGTCACCGGCACTGGAACCAGCTTTACAACTGAGCTTAAGCAAGGTGATTTTGTTTATGTCACAGTTGGCAGCGCACCTTACACGCTGGTAGTTTCGTCTGTAGCATCAAATACTCAGCTGACGCTTGCTGTGGCTTTCGATGGCCCAACGACATCCGGCCTTGCCTGGAATGCGATTCCGGCTTCAATACAGGTGGCTATCACTCAGAAAATCCTGAACGACTTCGCGCAGGTTGCGCGTGGCCGTATTCTGGATTTTCAGAACTGGCAAAAGATTTACAGTAGCGACCAGTCTGTGACTGTGACGCGCCCAGACCGAACCACTTTCACTGGCCCAAGCTGGGGCTACTTAGCGACACAGTATGGTAACGCTTTAAATAAAACTCAGAACCTTGGTGATCTTGCCGATAAGGCAGTTGCTCGGACAAATCTTGAGTTAGGTGATCTGGCTACGTTGAGTGGAAATATTCCACTCAACAAAGGCGGTACAGGCGCCACTGATGCCGCCACGGCTAGAACAAACTTAGGTTTAGGGGCATTGGCAACCAAGGCAAGTGTTTCAAGGGCCGATCTCGCAGCAGAGCCTTTTAGGAACCTGCTAGCAGCAGGCGCAGCCACACCAAATACTCAAGGTGCAGGGGTGTGGACATTTAACAATACACCTTTCGGTTATAACGAAGCATTCGGAGTTTGCCTACAAATAAGCAATCGTACCGACTCCAGTGGCGCAGCTGGCTCTGGAATTTGGCAGCATTACTTAGGTCTGGGAACCGGCGGAAACCTGCTGTATGCATCAAACATTAACGGTCAGTACAGGTCTAGCAAAATTTACAGCACCTCTAATACAACAACAAACTCAAGTGGAGCATTGGTGCCAGCATCACCAATTGTGCGAATCGTTAATGACCGTGATGCTGTCACTAGATCTGACATCCTCGGTGTAGAGAATGCAGAATACACCTGGGCGACTAAGCGCGGGCTATCTAACGAAGAATCAAAGGGCTGCACGGTTTCACGTTCTGACGTTGGTACATACCTGATAAAAGGCGCTGCTGGTTTAGCAAAAGACCTTTGGGCAGTCATGGACTGCGGAAACGGTCAGGGTCGCATTATCGCGCTTGCAGAGGCAGAAGAAACTGCAGACGGTATCCTTGTTCGCTGCTACAAGCAGAAATACACGCTATCGGACGATAGTGATTTGACCATCGAGAAGGGCACGCTTATTGATATTCCGAACGACACATGGATTGATGTTCGTTTGGAAATGCCAGCCGATTCTGACTACAACCTTCGTCAGCAGGATGTCGCAGATCAAATGTACACACAGGAATCAGACGATTCATGATCTTAAAAAAAGTCCCAGCGGCGGGGCAACTATAGAACGCGTTAATCTTAATGAAAGTGTAGGGTTTGGCTGCCTCAGGTTTATCGAGCATATTCGCAAGACTCTTTTTTTTGCTAACATGCATGGAAATAAATGGATGAGATATGAAAATGAAGAAAATCATCATTCTATTAACTTCGTTCACTTTAGCTGGTTGCGTTAACCCTTACGCCTATCGGGAAGAGCAGGATGTTCAGGCCTCTTTCACCACTAAGAAAGGTGTTGAGGATACTCAGCAATGCATTCTGGGGGAATGGCAGCGCCAACCCCTTTTAATGCAGATTACTCAACAGCAGATAGGAAAATATCACAGCGTCGTCTCAAGTACTGACAATGCTGATGTATTCAGCGATAACGGATTGACCAGAATCAATTACTATTCTCTGCGAGGTTCATTAGACGCAATGAATGGTAAGTCGAAGCGAATTGCCAGCATTAAGTCATGCCTTTAAGTATTAAAAAAGCCCCGGCGACGGGGCAGCTTAATACCGCGTCCATCTTCATGCAGGCTGCGGGGTGTGTGATTAAAGCTTAGTTAACCTCTTCAGAGCCGCCCACCTAAATTTCCTTCCCCGCCAATCCCTTCGAAAAAACCAACATCATTCGACTTGATCGATCCCACCGATCGATATTACTGTATTTATATACAGTATCTATCAGGGAGATGACCATGCCCCGCGACTACGAAATCAAAGACGCCTTCAGGTTCGCAATCAAACGCGATGCCGCTGGCCGGTACACCGTAAGCACACTCGACTTTGTCAGTGAACTTGAACGCCTAAACTGGCATTACACGCCAAGGCAAGCCAATAACTGGATCGAGGCTCACAAGTCAGTATTCCGGGATATTTCTACATCGGAAGGTGATGAGCGCACGTTTCAGGTATTCAATCCAAATGGCGGCATGTGATGTTTGCGCTCGTTGACGTGAACTCGTTTTACGCCAGCTGCGAGACAGTTTTTCGGCCTGACCTGCGCGGTAAGCCGGTTTTGGTGCTCAGCAATAATGACGGCTGTGTGATTGCCCGCAGCGCCGAAGTGAAGGCATTAAAAATCCCAATGGGAGCGCCTTACTTCAAGCTGAAGGACGATATACGGCGCCATAAGATTCACGTGTTCAGCAGCAATTACGCGCTATACGCAGACATGAGCAACCGGGTTATGACCATACTCGAAGATATGGCACCGTCGGTGGAAGTCTATTCGATTGATGAGGCGTTCATGGACGTTACCGGACTGGACAGACTGCAGTCATTCGATGAGCTCGGACGAAAGGTGAGAGCGCGAATAAAGCAGGAAGCGCACCTCACTGTTGGTGTTGGCATCGCACAGACAAAAACGCTGGCGAAGCTGGCTAACCATGCTGCAAAAAAGTGGACGAAGACCGGCGGTGTTCTTGACCTGTCGGACGTTGCGCGCCAGCGCAAGCTTATGGCGCTGATTGACGTCGAGGATGTATGGGGCGTGGGAAGGCGGATCGCCAAACGTTTAAAAATTATGGGCATCAATACAGCCCTGGAATTGGCTAACAGCCCCATCAAGCTGATGCGCGATAATTTCACTGTCGTAATGGAAAGAACCATCCGTGAGCTGCGCGGCGAGCCTTGCCTCGAGCTGGAAGAGTTCGCACCCACTAAGCAACAGATAGTCTGCTCACGTTCGTTTGGCACCCGCATCACTGAATACGAAGACATGAGGCAGGCGGTTTGCTCATATGCAGAGCGCGCTGCCGAAAAGCTGAGAAGGGAGCGGCAGTATTGTAGTCAGGTAGCGGTGTTCGTACGAACCAGCCCGCACGCTGAAGGCGAGGTGTTCTATGGCAATCAGGCCATGGGCAGGCTGCTTACCCCAACAAACGACACGAGAGAGATTATTCGTGTTGCCATGCAGGGACTCGACCACATCTGGCGCGACGGGTGCCGGTATATGAAAGCAGGCGTGATGCTGGGCGACTTCACAGTCAGGGCGTCTCTCAGCTCAATCTCTTTGACGAATTCAAACCACAGGCCAACAGTGAATCGCTGATGCGTGTCGTTGACGGTCTCAACCAGAGCGGGAAGGGGAAATTATGGTTTGCAGGACAGGGTATCCAGAAATCCTGGGAGATGAAGCGCGAAATGTTGTCGCCGGCATACACAACCAGACTGTCGGACCTGCCCGTGGCGAAGTGACGTTTATCATTCAGCCATTGCAGCACCTAATCCCGACCAGCAAGAGCTGCTATCTGGTGGAGTGGAAAGGGCGCAGCTGTGTCATCGATGAGAAGCGGCGGCCACAGAACGGCGATACTGTTCTGCTCGATATGTCTGGCCTCTATGAATGGGGCCACGCTTATTTGCATCCTAGCCGGATTATCACGGATGACGGCCTGATGCTGGTAGATGATTTGCTTGAGGATGTGGCCGTAGTGGGAGTGGTAACACATGAGGTTACCGCGATACACGAACAGGACGGATCACCAATTTGAAAGTTTGCCGTTTCGATCTATTTTTATCTTAAGCCAAATTTACATCATCAAATTCAGTATGAAAGACATCAGATCGCATCGAGCAGGGATGATTGGGTGCGCCATTGGAGCTGCTGTTATTGAGATCACAGCCAGAGGCGGAGAGATTAATCATGCAAACATATTGTATGAGCTTGAGAGGATTGCAGCATCGTCAAACGATCTGCAGGTAAAGGCATTTTCACGTGATGCAGCTGATCTTCTTAGGAAGCAAACGGAGGAGGCTCCCGACGGTTAATTTGAAATAAAAAGCCCGGTAGTGGTGGCTGACCGGGCTAGGCACAATCCTATGCCAAACATTTCCAATGAGAGCAGGTCAACAGCACAGGGAAGTAGAAGTGACACATTAATATTAGGATGGCACTGGTGAAAAGCTAGCGAAGCGGTAATTCAACTGATCTGTTGCATTAAAAAAAGCAGCCCTAAGGCTGCTTTGGATAAGTGGTAATTTAATACCTAGGCAGCTGCTTTCGAAGTGCAATCACACTGTGGGATAACAAAAACCTTGCCCTTTTTAGGGTAGATGATTTTGCCTTCCTTACGGATATAGCGTGTGAAGATCACTTCGCAAGAGTTACCACATTTAGGACAGTATCCTGTTTTCATATGAGTTCTCCGCTCGCAACTAGCCGTAAGCTCATACGGGTTGCGACTTGTGGGGAGAACCGCTAAACTAATGCCGTCAAGATAAAAGTGTAGCGGCGGAACTACCTCCATACACAACGAGGAATGCGTCAACATTTCTCGCCCCCTAAAGCCCTGCGTCAACAGGGCTTTTTCAGTTAAATTCAAATGCCAATTGCTTAGTTTCATAGCCCAACTGTTCTAAGATAACTTCAGCAAAATAGTCTGCTTGCCACTCAGAATCTTCAAAAATGCTAGCTTTTTGATTGGAGAAATGAAGAACAGCTTTGTGCTGAAGTAGTAAATGACCTAATTCATGGAAGAGAATCATTAAAGCGTTCTGCTCGCCGTAACATGCTCTTCTATAAATCCTGTCAGGAACACGTATTGTTAGTGTGTCAGGATCGCAATGTCCGATAGTTACGTCGTATGTGTTATTGAACCATTCATCGTCATCTATTGGATCGATCGTAATACCTCTTTCAAAGAGTTTTTCAAAGGCGGAGTCAAATCGCTTTGGCCTCTTACGATATTCATACTGACTACTAAACCCTAAAATCAAGCAAGCGTTAAGAGCAGTCCTGTGAATTTCCTCAGGACTAATACTCTTAACTCTTGCTCCGCGCATTAGATACATGATTATTCTCCGAAAAATTATTTTTTATTAATTTCGTCTAGCAAATCGGAAAACTGCTTTAACTGTTCAGGTGTGAACTGGGATTTTGCAAATCCAGCAACTAACATCTGTTGTTGTAATGTCAGTCCATCTAAGGGAACAGTTTTATTAGATATATTTGCTAACTCCTCTAAGTTGTTAATGTGGTAGCTATGTTTATCAAAAAGGTCTGAAATAAGACCTACCCATTTAGGGGATACATTTTTTCTTCCGGTTTCAAGACCACTGAGGAAAGCGGGTGTGGTATCGAGTTGTTCAGCCATAGAAAGTAATGTGAATCCAGTGTCAATTCTTGCTTTCCTTACGGCCTTGCCAAAGTCAGTTAGGGCCATAATTATCCTCGTTGATGTAATGAAAAGTGTCGCTTACTTAGTACAGAATACACCAAAGGTTTAATCTGTAAACCAAAAATATAATTAAATTTACCATAATGGTTTAACTGTATGATTTTATAGGTAAATTAAGATATTTAAATCCTGAGTTCGAGGTACAGGAAAAAAATTGATGATGGAAGATGGTTTGATAGAAGGTGATTAACCGGATGTTGTGTTCGCTCTGGAGAAATGACGACGGAATTGCTGATGGTGAATGAAAACTGGCGACTCACCATTTGAAAAATAGTCGCGTGTTTCTTGTGTTATGACGGGCCGACACAATCCTTTACCAAACCTTTTCATTGACCATGGGGTCAAGTTCAGAGGGAAGGAGAAGTGACAATCTGAAAATGGCTTGTATGAGGGGAAAAGACTAGCGAAGCGGAAAGATATTTTGTTAATTAGAGAAAACCCGGCTTAACGCCGGGTTAGGAGTTAGAATGAGCAGCTATCATGCATTCTCAGCAGGTCCATCTGGTTGCTGAACTGGTAAGGTTCCAGCTGACGCTTTAGGTCGTTTAGGTTTTGCTCTGCTCGTTTTGCCAGATTTTGACTCTCCTGGATTTGGTCTTGAATCATTCTGTTCAGTACCTCCATCTCCGGGTGATTGTTCATTGGCATCTCCATTCTTCTCGGTTTTTTCGGGGTTGATTGAGAAATCCAGAACCTTAGGTTTACCATAAGGACGAATTTCACCTTCATGAATTTTGTCGCAAAACATCTCATACAACACTTCTGCGTATCCCGTAGGACTTTCCACATGATGGAAAAGTTCCCTGGCTTCTTTTCTATCAATCACAAAGCCATGTGAAGGATAAGAAGCTATTAGCTTGAACAAAGCTCCATCCTTGAGACATCTAGATTTGTCACTTAACCTCTGACCATAAGTGATAGCTATGCTCATTGCCCTTTGATGTTCCCCAAGCTTGATTGGGTCAATTTGGGCTGCCATTGGTGATACGAGTGCTTCTGTTAGTTTAGCTGCTATATCAGCAGACATTTTGGTGCTGATCTGATTTTCGTATCTTATCTTAACTAGATGCGAATTGAACGTCGAAATAGAGCGATCTTTTAGCGCGTCTAGCGCTGTCATAATCACCAATCCCGAACTCATCTCACCTATCTCATCATTCTTTTTAAGCTGTATGTCTAATGGGCCAAGTTCACCCATGTCTCCAATAATCAATTTATCTGCAGCTATTGCAATGAGTGTTCCCGCACTTTTACAAGGCCCCACAACAAGAAGATTAACCTTTTCATAGTTATGCTGAAGTGCTCTACCTATTCTATAACCTGCATTCGGATCGCCCCCAAAGGTGGCAACACAGAAGGTTACTTCACCACTTAAACCATGCTCTTTCTTGCGCTTTTTAATGGCATTTGTCAGGTCAAGATAGCCATCACGATGGATATCACCTGTGTAAACGTAAACGTCATGAGGTTCCATAGCTTTTCTCTGAAATTTCCCTGTAAATTTAAAACGAATCTGTCTGTCGCAGATTTCGTGCTGTGTGTGTTTTTTCGGCAAACATTGCCACAACTTTATTGTAAAAGCAGTAATCGAACAGAAATTTTTAGCTAAAGATGAAGGAGGACTTATAAACTATGCCGTGATTTCAAAGCCGAAAGGTTGGTGAAATCTTCATAATATTTTCAGAATTATCATTCTAAGCATTTGATAATTAGGCTCATTAGGAATCCATATTGTTATGAAAAACTGCTACAACCGATTGAATTAATGGACAATAGAGCAGGATTTAAAATCCCTCGGCTTATGGCTGTGCGGGTTCAAGTCCCGCCCCGGGCACCATATTCAAAAGACTAATTAAAACAAAGCTATATAAGCAATGTCGTAACCGCCTAAGGGCGGTTTTTTCGTT